GGGGTGATCTCGATTCGTTTGATGCTTTTCAACAGTTCCACAACTTTGATTTTCTTAAGTCTGTCCTGGGCTTGGTCTACCGTGATACCTAACCGTTCACTCATACATGCGGCCAAGATGGCTCTGCAGTGTGAGGCTGAACTGATAGGGTCGATGTCGCCCCAAGTGCACCCTGCGATTTTCTCAATGAGGAACGCCTCGTCGAGTGTCAGGTCGTCCTCTTCCACGTGCAGGTCTTCGTAGTCGATTTTCCACTTCATCGCCACGTCACCCTGCGAAAACCGCAACTGCAACGCGTCTAAAATGCCGCTCAGATTTCCGTCGTATTCGCCTGACGCGATACGTTGCGCAAAATCCTGCCCTGTTTCAGTCATTTACTGAACACTCCCTTTAGTTTCTGCGCTTGTCCGAATCCTGCACGGACCAGTGCTTTGTTGACTTGTTTATTGTACCCTGCTGGGGCTATTTCTTGCGCTGATTTCTTGCACGCAAGCCACACCGGCATGTGGTCCTTGGTCCCTGGGTGGAACGCGTAGGCCTTAGGTCCATCTGCTCCTGGAATCACCAACGCTCGACGACCTGCACGGATCGAGCCCTTCTTGGTGGTTTCGGCTAACATCTTGCCGAACACGCCACGATTGCTACCGCCGAACGCCTTATTCGCCCCGATACGCTGTTGTTTGCCAGCAATACCGCCTGACACTCGCCTACTCTTACCGATCGAATCCTTACTCTTACGGTACTGTGTACCCTTCGAGCCAAGGCGACCTGCACCAATGATATGCGGCACAGTGTCCCCAAACCATAGATGTAGTGGGCCTTTGATACGAATATTGGTGGCCGGTTTCACTTTACCCTTCACATCGTAGCCAACGCTCCACTTACGTTTTGCTACTTTAGCGTCAGGACGCAAACCACCGGCCCCAATAATCGATATCCAGGACGTTTTCACTTCCATGCCCACAGCGTTTGCACCCTCCTGCATGTACTGGGGCATGACATCCACCGATTTTTTGAACTTGTCACTCAGAAGTTGGAAATCTGACGACAGCCCAGCGGTGAATGTTTTAGACACGGATCACGTCGTCGAACGTGTAAGGTCACCAGTGCGTGGCCAGGTGATTGATAGGGTCGATAGATCCCCTACCTTACCTGAAACCGGTTTGTATTGGGTGACCAAATATGAGCCACTGTACAGTGGATTCGTGGCTGACGTCGATGCAGATGTAGCCTTAACCGACACGGTGATAGCGGTGCCTCGTGCGGCCCACAGTGTAGCGTCCACCTTGCTGGCGGCGTAGTCCTGTTGGAACTCGATAGTGATCGATCCGTCCTTGAGGCCGCCGGTGCGGGTGGTGTTCCCTGACGAACCGAAGTTCGTCGTGGCGATATCGGCGGTTTCGTCGTTCAGTTCCACGCTGGTTACGTGATCAGAAAGGTCGACACCGTTTACCGTGATGACTGGCGAGGTAATGACAAAAGTGGCCATTTAAATGCTCCTATTGCTGGGTTGGTCAGGCGATGGCTGCGAATGCCGCAAGGCTTACGTTGCCGGTTGTGCCGCCTAGAGTGTACGTGACTCTCCAGTAGGCGTTAGTGGTTGCAGTGGTTGATGAGCCGAAACCCGACCCTGCCGTGGTGATTGCGGAAAGCGTAACACGATCGGTTGGCGATGTAAACCCCAACACAGCCGACGACGACAGTTTGCAGGTCACAGTCCGATCACCGGTCAACGAGAACACGTGCACACCGAAATAGACGGTTTGCGGTGCGGTTTGCGCTCCCAGGTTAACTACCGACCCGTTGCCGGTTGCCGATACTGTTGTACTGGGTAGCATGACCATGCCCTGCAGTAGACCTTCGGGCTGTGCTTGGCTGATTTCGGCGTCGATACGTGCGGCGTCCCCCACCTTCATGGGTTCCTTGTATGACTTCAACATACCACGCACTGAATAGGTGCGGTCGCCTGCTGTGACTGTTCCACTGGTTGGGAATGCGCACGCAGTTAACAGGTCAATGGCACCGCCACGTTCCGAAGTGATCGCGGGCTCAGAAATGGACGGGTCCAGGTAGGTCATCACCGACACACTGGTGTCTTCTAGACCGGCTACACGTTCATGTGCGCCACCACTACCGAACGTAGTGACATCTACATCTACGAATGACGAGTCGAAACTGATCTCGTTAGCGGTGCTGGTAAGGTCCCAGCCTCCGTACCAAATATTGCAGTCCTTAATCACTGGCATGGTGTTCTCCTTCTAGCGTGCGTACACTGTTATCTGGAACTCGCCGCCCCAATATTGGAGCGCGGCTACTTCGGTGTCTTCAAGTGGTCGAAACGTGTTAACTATGAGGCTGTCCGCTACACCGCCCAGGGTGGGGTCACCCTCGATTGCGTTGCGGATCGATGTGGCAGATCCTGGGTCGGCGTACGTGTCGAGGGTGTGTGCTGCTTCATCAAGCAGACCTTGGGCCACTAGGACAATCACCCTGAACTGGTACCGTTTCAAACCGCCGGAACTGTTGAAACTGGCGTGGTATTCGATGGTGGGAGTGACCACCACCGCGGCGGGTGGTGTGATCTGTCCAGGTTCGGCAGAGTAGGTGTTCAGTCCGGCGATGGTTTCAAGTCTAGTGACCAGTCCGGCGCGCAGTTGCGCAATAGTTGCCATTTCAGGCCATACCTGCGACAGAGTTCATGTTGCGGTACGGTGACAGTAGGGCGACGGCTTGCGGTGACATTTTGCCGACTCGAACTGCACCGTAGTCTGCGAACCCTGCAACACCGAACGGTGCCTCTCGCAGTTTGAAGATTTCAGCGGCCATGATTAGGCAGGATTGTCTCACTGGTTCCGGTGTTGCCAACCACCCCCACCTACCATGGATACGCACGTTGGGGTACTGTTGCCATTGGGTTGGTAGCATGTAGTCGTTGGTGAACCGTAACCTAGTGACTGGCCACCCAGTCAACCCGTCGGCGTAACCGTTCAACGGTTCCTCGACGTAACCAGTGCTGGGGACGATAGTGTCGTAGGTTTGATTTGCGCCGGTGCTTAGTGCTACCTCTTCGATGTTAATGCAGTCGTTGATCAACAGGGTAGTCAGGTCTGCGCTGTAGTAGTACTTATTTTGGTGTACACCTTGGGCTGTGGCAGCGTAGAAGATACGCCCACAGTAGCCATCGATCTGTCGCGATGCGGTGTTAATCGCAGTGGCTAGATCGTCGTTGTAGGTGGTCGAGTCCACAGTCATATACCGTGCAAGGTCGGCTACGGTTGTGTACCCGTTGACTACTGAAATCGGCATTCAGACACCTGGACCTTTCCACGGATTGAACAGTACGGACACCGCCACGAACGGTAACGCCCAACTAGGCAACACCTGGGTGCACGCTAATGCCATAACCGGTGTTGCCCATTGGTAGAGCCGAACTGTGTCGGTGGCCATCAATGTCTGCCCATATCCTACCGCAAGAGCGGCACCTAGGCGAATATCAAAACCGGCAAGACCAGCAAGTAGCCCACCCCACGGTGCGACCATCAACGACCAATCCAACCAAACCCCACGGTGATATTTCCGTGACGCTGCTATCGGGTGAGCCAATATCCAGGCATTTTCAGCATCGAGAACATCACCGCCAGCCTTCTGTAGCGCGCGTATCGCAACCGGCACCAAACCCACCAACAGTACAGGGTTCCAGGCGTACAACGCCGTCCACACCGGCGCAGTCTCACGTACACACCCAGCCAACAGCACAATCACAACCGCTGCAGGCCAACAATAAGGGAACACCACCGCCGCCGCCAACGCCCCAACCATGCCCACCGCATCGACCAAGACCGGATATTTCCAGGAAAACACCACCCCAGGAAGGAACGCAACGCAAACCATCCACGGGTTGCGACAGTACACAGCAGTGAGAACACCGACCAGGACCACCGCCACACGACTGACCCACTGCCAACGAGCAAAATCCTGGCCGCACACTTTAGGCAATAACCACCGCAAATGGAACGGGCGCGCAACCCGTTGTTTTGCAGCAGCGAAATATCTAACTCCGTCAGGAGTTAACACGACCAGCCGCCTGCTGGAGGATATGGTACATCTGCTCCGTCAACACGTAATCGACACCTTTAACATGGCCGATTTTCGCACCAGTGTGCACATAGATCGGGAAACCGCACGCCTTAATCAACTCGCAAAACGCCACGTCTTCACTGGTCCAGTCGTCTACTTCCGGCGTCGGGTGTTCCATAAACCAGGACCATTTCCCCAGTCCTACCTCTTGCTGGATTTTCTCCAGGACGGACCGGTGAATGAGCAGGAACGCGCAACCGGTTGCGTCACATTCGACCAGTTCGCTAGGTGGGTAATCCCACATTGGGAAATAACCGCCCTGGGGTGCGCTGTGCATAATGGTTGGCACCAATGTAGCGAACGGTCCAGCGTGGTAACCGTCCTGGGCGAAACATAAACCGCCAACCACTGGCCGGTGTACAGAATGCGCACTATCTAACACCACATTGAAATCTTCAACGGTGAACTTCATATCTGAATCGATAAACAGCATCCACTCGTCAGTGCTAGCAGACAGATACTCGTGCACTGCACGGTTGCGCCCACGAGTGATACCACCACCCGAACGCAACACGACACGACCAGCGATCACATCGGACCGCACACGGAACAAATCCATCACAGACACACAAAAGTCACTGCGTACGTCTCCAGGATCGAGCCATACCACAGTGACATTTTGCGGTTTATTCTTATTCTTAGACATCACCATCTCCCCAAGTCTATTTGTAGGTGCTAAGGCGCGGGTACCGCGGCGAGTGTGGGGGACGATACCCACGCCCTAGCGAACTGCTCAGTTACTGAATAGATCAGTAACCGGAAGGTGCGACGAAACCGGTACCGGAGCAGACGCTGATGGCGTTGCTGTAACGGTACGAGGTGAAGGCACTGTAGTTGTAAACCTGCAGACGGACCTGCAGTTTGTCTGCATCCGTTTCGTACAGGACACGGGTACGTGCTGGACCTTCAAACAGTGCAAGGTCGCTGAATCGGGCGACGATAACACGGTCCTGGTTGGTCGAGGCTCCGTACGTGGTGCCGATGTTCGGGTCCAGGTAAACCGGAAGACCAAGCATCGTGCCAACTGAACCCTCTGCACGGGTGTTGGTTTCAACGCCCAGGACATTGTAAGGGCCACCTGAGTTCGGGATCACGAGCGGACGACCTGCAGTGTCCACCTGTGAAGAGAACCAGTACCAACGCTGTGGGTTCATCACAATGGCATCGGCAGGGAGGAAACGCTGACGTGCAACGTTCGACACAGCCTGAGCGATTGCAGTGAACACACCGGAACCGGTAGGTGTCGTGGCGGTGTAAACGATGCTGTTCGTGCTGGTGTTGGTGAGAACACCCTTATGCACGCCAGCCGTACCTGCACCTGAAATAACTGCCGAACCGATCGCCTGCGCATGTGCGGCGATAAGATCGGAGAACACCACCTGATCGAAGTTGATCGGTGACTGTTCAAGCAGCGCAAGCGAAAACACCTGCTGGCCTGAGTAGGTGTTAACCGGAGCGGTAACAGTCTCAGTCGTGATGTCGGTGTTGCTGATGGTTGTGTTGTCTGACGTTCCGGTGACGGTTGCGCCGGTGCTGATCTTCGGCATGTTGATCGAGTCGGTACCGGTCGGAAGGTCGTACTTGCTAGCAAGATCGGCGGTCACTCGACCGGAACGTGCGAGAGCGATGTACTGGTTGAGGAGCCACAACGGTGGCACGAACTCGCCACCTTGTCCGTCAGTGCGGCTCATGTTGGTGCGCATTTCAACACGCACCTCGTCGGCGTGACGTGCGAGACGTGCGCGTGCTTCTCCGTCCCAAATGCCTGGAGCCTGGGAAAGTGCGAGATCCTTGAAATAGGAGTTCTCGCCACCTTGACGGTAGGTCATTTCTTCTGCACGGACGGTGACACGGGTGTTTGTGGCGTCGGTGGTTTCGGCACCGTTCTGCTCCGCTGCGGCGCGGGCTTCGTTCATATCTTCCACGATATGCTCTCCTTGGCTGATGCGAGTACGCAACTCGCTGATGATTTCATCGTCTGCACGCACTGCGTCACGCATTTCTGCGAACTGTGTGGCTTCCGACTCGTTTAGGTCACGGGCCTCGTCCGCTGGTGCGGCGAGGATTTCTTCAAGTGCTGCTTGGTGCTCCGCTCGCTGATCCAATCGATCTTTGAGTTGAGTGCGCAGTGTTTCGAGAAACTCCACGGTTCTACTCCTTGGTTGTGGGGTTGGGATCATCAAGTGTTTGCAGGGTGTACACGGGTGCGATTGCGGCGCGTGTTACGGCACTCAAACGGCGTGATGTTGTGCACGTAAACGTAGCACTTCAACCTGGGCTTGCGCTAGTGAAACCGAAACTGGAGCGTTGCGGTCCTCTTCCATACCCATATCCTCAGACTCGCCCATGTCCTCAGATTCGTATTCATGCTCCATCTCAACACCGGCGTCTTCGCAGTGGTCCACTTCCTGCCACCAATCCAGGGCGCAAAGCGTATCGACTAGGGCTTTCAACGATTTAGCGACTGGCGAGCCTGACTGCATCTCTTGCGCTTCGCCTTCGATCAGTCGACCGATCAACATACGAATCTGGTCTGCGATGGTGTCCTCCATCGCTTCCTTCTCAGGGTCGAGTTCGCGTTGTTCACTGTTGACGTTGCTGTTGTTCATTTGCACCACTGTGGCCTCCGATGCTGGGTAGGTGACGACGCTAGCGTCGAACAGTTGCACTTCCTTAATCCGTCGCTCAGTATAGTCTTCGTTCCAGGACTGACGCAGTACACGAAACGCGAAAGACATTTGGTCTGCGTCGCCGCGTGTGATAGCACTGCGCACCGATTGCGCGTAGGGGGATTCAGGGTCGAGTTCAGCGTCGACCATCATACCCATATCGTCCGACAGTAGGCGCATCGTACCGGCAGCGGTGCGTGCCAATGGGATGCCGTCATGGTCGAACAGTAGACGAACGTCTGCGCCGTCCTTGATCGATTTGGCGGTCGCTCCACGTTCCACAATCTCCAACCAACCGCCAGCCTCAGGACCGCCAGCGATCGGGTACGCCACATCGTAAACAGTGGCGTAACCGCGCAGATTCCAAGTCTGATCGTTAATAGTGAACTGTGGGGCAGGTGCTACGCGTACCTCGACGTCGACTTTACCGCGTCGTGTGCTGCGTTGGTCGCACAGTTTCTCGCGATCGATTTCGCTGATGCGTTTAGTGACCTGTTCAGGTAGTGTTCCCATTCGTGTGTTCCCTTCATTTTGCAGCGCAATCTCTAATGCTGCGATGTGCGCTAACGCTTCTTTTTCCGTCGGGTGGCATCCACCTGGCACTGGTGTGCCGTCCTCCTGTTTAACTACTGCGTAGCCGCTGGTGCAACCTGCGGCGTCAGTGGAGATTTCGTACGGCATTAGGCACCCATTCCGTTGTCGATTTGTGGCGGTGCACTAACCGGTGCGGTCGCTTGGTCCTGTGTTGCGAACGGTGGCCACAAATACTCTTGGCCTTCACCGTTCGGCAGCGGAGGCATATTGTCCTCTGCACGTGTCTCGTCCACCGACCGCACACCCATACGCAGGCGTTGCGCTTGAATATCCACTCGTGTTTTCGCATCGGTGCGCAGTAACTCGTCAGTGTCCGCTTTCACGATCAGATTGCGACGGAGGAAACCGGACATTGCTACTTCCAGGCGGTTGATCCACGGACGCCCTGCATAGGTGAGCAGGTTTAGGGAGCGTTGCTCGACGTTCACGTAGGTCATACTGTTGCCAGATTCAGCACCGATCATCTCCGGTGCCATACCTAACCCGAAAAACCTGGCTACGGTGGTGGCGTTCGCTTTGATCGTATCCAGGAACTGGGACTCGTTAGCACTTACCTGGATTTGCTGGTATTCCAGCCCTGCACCAAGTACCGCCACCTCCCTACGTCCACGGATCGCCTCATTGAACCGTTGTTTCACTGCGTGCGCCTGTTCACTGGTCACTGGTTGATCAGTTGCCAACACTGCAGACGGGTGTGCACCATCACCAAACCAACGCGCGCCGAACTCCTCCGACGCTAAACCTAACCCGATCGCTTGCCGTGCGTAGTCGATCGGTGACAAACCTACAGGGCTACCAGGCACCGTATACGCAGGTATGTGGATCAGATCACCGGCAGGGTACAGTTCTTTTTTCTCACCCAGGACACGGAACTCGAACGGACCTAGTGGACCTAGCCGTACAACACTCACATAGTCGGGGTGAATAATCTGCACAGTTGCCGGTTCACCGAACGGCGACACTTCCTTGATCAAACCGTACGCATTGCCACGCAACAACAACGACCGCATGACCTGCGCGCGCCAATCCGCTGCAGAGATAGATGTCTCATTCGATGGGTCAGATATGAACTTCGGGTCGGGTACCCGTTTAAGTTGTCCGGTTGCGGTTTGTTCGTAGGTGTGCCATGGCAGTGGTGCCACGATATCAGTTAACAGGTTAACTGCGGCCCACACTGCGGCCAGTCTCATGGCGGAGTCGGTGTTTACTGTTGGACCTGCGTCGGTCGGGTAGAAGAATCCAGGCGGTGGGATAGCGGCTTGCGACAGTAGCACACCCACACCACCACTACGCCGTTCGCGTCCTCGTAGAATGCTCACTGTTCACCACCATCTACACCTAAGGCGTAACCTAACAGGACGAGCACCGCGCCGATGGCGACCATACCAGCGTACGGGTTGAGTTTCGCCGCACCAACCACAACAGTTACCAAACCGATGATTTCCAAGATGGTGGTCACTAGTTGCACTTTTTTCATCTACTTGCTCCTAAAACACCTGGGTGGAGATATCAATCGCCTGCTGTTGTCTAGATGTAGCACGATCTAGTGCTATGACCATCGCGATGGCGGCGTCGATTTTCCGCTTAGATCGGCCTTTACTTAAACGCCAGCCGTTATCTGTAGCGAACTGTGCCGCTGCCATTACTTGATCAGTGAAAATAGGGTCTGCATCGTGTGCCACTTTACCAGTAGCGATTAACTCGTAGGAATGTCCACACGCTGGCACCATACGGTGGTGGTTCTGTGGGAACTCGACCATTGGCAAACCGTCATCAGCCAGGATTTGCGCGGAACGTTCGAAAAATCGAGGGTCATAGGCGACTTCACGCACCTCGAACCTACCGGCGATGATACGCAGGTGCGCCTCAACTGCTGCCAAGTCCAGGACATTGCTGGGTGTTGGTGTCCAGATACGAGACTCGACAAATATCCGTGTCCCCTGATCCTGGGCGACCACCACCGCAGTGGTGTCGTGTTTCAACGCCACATCGACACCGACATACACGGGTAGGTCGAAATCTAAACGGCCACCTGGAAGGCGGCAGTTCTCCCACTGTCCAGGAGTGAGCCAGGAATCTTCAGGTGCTTCAGATGGCCAACCTAAGTAGAACCGGCGCGCGTCGTCGGCAGTGGTGGCAGGGTCACTACATTCGTCGGCTATACGTTCCAAGTCGACCCATGGACAGCCATCGTATGCAGTGCCTAACGCATCGAGTACTACTGCACGGTCGTCTAGGTCATCCACCCAAGGGCCACGACGTTCGAAATAGAGCAACCCTGCGGCTTTCTTGTTCGCTGCTTTAGCGGTGTCCTCCGCCACGGAATCGTCACCTTTGCGGTACGCGTTGGTGATTTCGACCGATCTGCCGCCAGTCTTCGCTAGGTTACGTCTCATGGTCGCAGCGAGTTGCTGACCACCGTTTGCAGGTCGCCAGTACTGTGTCTCTTCCAGGACGGCGAACGTCACCGGTTGCCCTTCACGGGAACCACTGGACGCAGTGACCGGTTCGAGCCTTCCAGGTCTACCACGTAGGAACATACGAGTCAGACCTATATCGAGTCCGATGTCGTCGATGGCGGCAGAGTCTCGCAATGCGTCGTACAACTGGACATAGGTGTTATCAGTCTGATCTTCCGACACTGCAGCGACCTGCACCCACGGTGCCTCGCGTGGACGTGCTACAGGTTCACCGTTAGCGTCCCACCCGTCGAACGCCACCGGTAGGGCCAACTCTGCGAACGCTAACGCACCCAGGAACGGCGATTTCCCCACACCCTTAGGCATCGATGCCGCTGCACGTCGGTATGGCATACGCCCATCATCAGGGTCGACACGGTACAACCAATAGCCTAGTTCGTACTGCCACGGAGCCAACACCAACGGCTCAC